CATTAGGGTAATCTCTTAAATCTAATTGTATTATTGTATTACCTGTTTGATTAATAAAATCGGGAACTATTCTACTCACTCTCATAATATTTTCACCATCACCTCTAAGATCAGCCATGTTTGTGGCTGCACCTCTAACAACTTTTTGAGTAATATCATAATCACCAGAAGTAATGTCTGCTGGAATAGCTGTAGTAACACCAAGTCTTATTTGATTAAATCCAGTTTCATGTTCATAGTAATATGAAATTCCGTCCGTATTACCTTCAACATCAAAAGATGTATCCGTACCTGCATCATATTGTGTTGCATGTGGTAAACCAAATACTGCAGAATCTTGCCAAGTTGTTCTAGTAAATAATGTACTGTCGTTTGTAAACCATATAGGTCGTTTAGCTGTTGAATCTAAATAACTATACGTAACCGATCTAGTGTTAACATTAGAAGCAGCTGTAGGGTAAAACCAAGTAATCTCTCCAAACAAGTTATTAATACCACAATAAATAAATTGATTAGATGTTGTGTTAAGATCATCATAAACATAATCTTCAACCAAGCAATCCATTGATTCTAGTTTACCAGTGTATCTAAAGAAACCATTATCAGACATCCAGTAAGCAGCGCCATCTACTTCAACGGCTGCATTCTTACCAATCAATCCACAGTTAGTTCCAACTTGCTCGTAAGCAAATGTAAATGGAGTTCCAACAAATCTCATAGTAAATAAAGAAGTGTCCGACCAAATGTAAATTGCATTTCTACCAAGTTTAGCACCAATGATCCGTGATCCAGCGGCCAGTCTTTGTGTACCAGCACTGTTGATTGCTGTAGGTTGATAGTCATTTATATTTTCTTGAGAAGAAAATCTTATAAACATATCGTCCTGTGTAGTTTTATCTCCAATAGTTGTTTCAGTCCCAAAAAATACTAAGTGTCTATCGGGAGTTGATACTAACATATCTCTTGAAGCTGTTGGTGCACCAACTATTATTGTAGCTCTTGTTGATGTTGCGTTAGTCAGATCAGCATTCCATTCAAAACATTCACCATTAAAAATTAAAGCAATTAATGTACTGCCTAAATTGTCCAAGGCCCATAGACCGGGTTCAGCTACAGTATCCGTGTCAGCTGATGATTGACCCCAACCAGAAAAACTACTATAATTTGTAACGGTAGCTCCTGTGTTGTGAAGAGCATTTGCTGTCCCCCTAACATTTCTAGTTATTCCTGTTAAAGTGTTTGTTGCTGTAGTAACTCCTGTGTAAGAAATTTCTTCAGTACCTACTTGTATAAAATTAGTCCCGGTTGTTGGAAAATTTAATACAGATGTTAAAATAATACTAGTTCCAGTTCCACCTGTCCCTGCTGAGTTAGCAGACAACGCTCCATTAAGTGTAGTTGTTTGAGGAGCACTTACTGTTCCACCATATTGAGATATACCCCATCCAAAAACCCCAACTTGTTCTGCCGGACCTACGTGATAGTATTGAAAAAAAGTTATACCACCGGATGTTGTTGCACCTGATCCGCTTTCATTACCAGGCATTGTAATAGTAATTGAATTGTTACTAGGTAAACTTGATACCATAAATTTTTTGTCAGCAAAATCTGCTGCACTAAAATTAGAATTAGTGATTGCACTAAAGGTGCTTACATCACCAAATAATATAATGTCACCTGCTTGAAAAGTAGTTGTAGTTGAAAATGTAATAGTAACGGTTGGTGATCCGTTAACCGTGCTAAATGCACTTGTAATAGCTGTGCCTGATGGATTAACTAAAGGATGTATGTCGTAGTAAACTTCTCCTGAATAAGCATATAAAATTCTATTGGTTCCGATAAGAGAATATTTAATACCATCTCTATTAACCATATGATGCAACCCTCTAGCGGCACCTGTTAATTTACTGTCACCTAGTTGGTTCCAACCCCCTATTTTTTCTGGCGTACCATACCTAAAACGTACATTAGTGCCACCAGTCCATTGCGACTCGGCTCCTGTTGATGTAACTTGTTTGTTGAATCCCGGTAAAAAACCTAGTTTTTGTAACATATAAAATCCTGTTTACTAGGTAGTATAACAGATTATAGTTGATTTCAATATATTTAAAGCAGGGGATTTTATTTAAAAGACTTTCCAGTGACCCAAGTTACTAAAGAGTTTCTTTCACCTTTTGTTATTGGCATCACCTCATGCATAGTAAATGAAGGAAATAAGATTAAAGTACCTTGTGTTTTTTCCATAGTTGTCCCCTCTTTAGAGGAGTCAGTATATAATCTTAGATCACCACCTGTGTATTTTTTGGGGTCAGTTAATTGAATCGATATAGATAATTTTCTTATTACCATATCAAAACCTCTATCAACATGTTTTCCATAATGACCATGAGGATGCTTATAATTAGTAAATTGAAAACCTTCGTTTAAACCTGATATATTAAACTTAAAAAATTTATTATTTAAATCTAATATAACATCTGTAGCTCTACGAAATAACCATGTATTATTCTCGTTTGGATAAATCCAAGATATAGCACTTTCTCTAATTTTTTCTTTTTTTTTATTATAATTACCTACACCACCTGGCTCTAAATTTAATTCCTTACCCTGTTTAATTATTTTGTTACACTCATCTTTTGATAAAAAATCATTCCAAAATGCATACTGATGTATTATATCTGTTTTAAAATTCCAACTAGGATTTTTAAAATTATTTTTAAATATTTTTTTGTTTTCTGTCATCCTTTATGGGAAAACTATATTGTATTATAAAAAACAAGTCTAGTATAAAATAAACTTTTATGAACGACCACCTGGTCCTAAACCAGATATCCAACTTAATGTATCTTCATCCCAATGATATATATGATGGTCACCAGGGTGTGGTATTGGGTGTTCCCATATACATTTTTCTTCATTAAATACTGATGAAGCCCATCCAGTATTATTTTCTAACCAAAGAAAAGCATCTTTACTTTCATCATAAATCATACCAATTTCAGCAATGTTTTTTCTTATACTGCCGTCTTGTTTGTATTCTTTCCAAGAAGAATGACTATAAAAATTGTTTAAGTATTGTATTCCCGCTTCTTCTGTAGGAGCATTATTTTCTCCAACATGAGTTACTGCAATAACTTTATTGTTTAAATCTAATTTTGCAAAATATTTCATATTATGTTACCAAAGTTCCTGTAGCTGTCCATGTTATAACTGTGTCTGCACCAGTCGTTGCTGTTGAATAAGTTCCTGTAATATTAGTTAGTAGATCGTAATCTGCTGTTGATATTCTTACAATTACAACTCCATTACCACCAGTTCCTGAAGGAGAATTGTAGCCACCAAATCTTGATGCACCACCACCGCCGCCACCTAAACCATTTGTTCCAGGAGTTGCAGCTTGGTTATTAGAACCATTTCCACCTGACCCACCATTTCCACCACCGCCAGCACCGCCGACACCAATTACTGGAGTTCCATTATAAACTCCACCACCACCGCCACCTGCATAAGTAACTGCTGAACCTGTTATTGAATTTGAAACTCCATCTCCACCATCTCCACCACCAGATGATGAAGTACCAGCTTCTCCAACTTCTGAAGCACCACCTCCACCACCAGATCCATGATAAGGAGGACCATCTTGACCATTACCACCTGCAAAACCTTGAGCAGGACTTGTGCTTGGAGTGTTACCCGCACCTCCAGAAAATGAACTTCCGTAAGCACCACCACCAGAACCACCAGCAGCTCCATTACCTGCACTAGAACCACCACCACCTCCACCGGCAGAAGTAATATCTGTTATATCTGAACCTGTAAATGAACTAGCACCTCCAGGATTTCCAACACCTTGATTAGAACCACCTGCACCTTTTGATGCACCACCTGTTCCAACTGTTGCTGTGTAAGTAATTCCAGTTCCTAAAGTATAAGCTGTACCACCATAGTTAGTTCTATAACCACCTGCTCCAGCACCACCACCTCTTTCAGCACCACCAGAACCACCAGCTGCTACTACTAAATAATAAGCTGTACCATCAAAACTAGCAGCTCCTCCAGCACCAAATCCTAAAACTTGATAACCAAATGATTTACCTTTTCTAGATTGAATATTTTTTGTGTTCTTACTTGATGTAAGTTTATTTTTTAAGTCTCTCATATCTAAATTCCTTATGCGTCGTTAGCTGCGTCAGTAGTAAAGAATATTTTAATACCTAGAAGTCTTGCTACTCCAGTAAAAGAATCTGCACTTGCATCTCTAAAAAAATTAAAATAAGTTTGTTGGTCTACTGCAGGAGATCCTGCAATTGTAACTGCAGAACTTTCTGCTGTAACTTGTTGGTCTTCTACTGTTCCTATACCAGCATCTGTAACTGTTATTGCTGTGCCAAAAGCAACATCAATAGTGTCACCGTCGCCAACTGATACACCTTGTAATCCCCAAATACAGTTACCTGTGTTTGTAGTACTTGGTGTCCAAAATGTTTGATAAGTAATTGTACCTTCATTCCATGATTTAGGAAAAGCCACTGAAAATTGTACGAAATCATCTGCTGCCGCAGCAAAATCAAATACTTTCATATCTGGTCTTAGTGCTGTTGTTTCAACTTGTGCTGCTTCTGCTGGATTAGTTGTTGTGGCATACATTGCTGAAGCTGGAATCCACATAGTTTCTTTTCCTGCAATTTTAACTGCAGCAGTTGCACTTTTAAGTACACCTGTTCCTTTAGGGTTTAAATTTATATCAACATTAGTTTCACCTGTTGCTGAAAGAATTGGACCATTACCTGTTGAAGCATTAGCTAAAGTTAATTCATTAACCGCTGAACCTGTAGCTGTTAAAAGTAATAATTCGTTTCCATTAGTATCTAAAATTGAAGTTCCAATTTTAGGTGCTGTTAAAGTTTTGTTTGTTAAAGTTTGTGTTCCTGTAAGAGTTACTTCATTTGCCTCACCTATGGCTGCTTCATAAACACCTGTATTAGTTGCTACACCATCTACATATATAAGTTTCCATCCTTTGTTATCAGTTGCCCAAGTAACTGTTGCCCCTGAACCTGATACGGCTTTAAGTTGTAATGTTTCTGCATTAGTAGTGCTATTTTTAATAAAATAAAAATTTTCTGTAAGAAGAGGAAATGTTAAAATTCTTGATCCTGTAAGAGCACCTGTTAATTCTATAACTCTGTGTTGAGCAGTACCTGTTAAAGCACCGTCTGCTATTGATAAAGCTGTAGTTCCTGATCCTGCAACAGCTAAAGATAAATATCCACCTGTAAGTTGTTCTACAAGACTTAAATTTGCGTTTGTTTTTGTTCCCCAAGTACCAGCATTTTCGCCGGTTGCCATTAGCTCTATACCAAGGTCTGTGAATGTTGATGCCATAATTTTGTACTCCTAATTTGTGTTATTTATATTGTTTATTTATTACTAAGTCAAACATTAGTTTGCTACTTTTCTTGTGTAACCTGTACTATTTTTAGGTACTTTTCTTGAGTAACCCGTGCTATCCTTAGGTACTAATCTATTAAAGTATTGAAGATTAATAGCATCATTTAATGTAGTTGTAGCTGTTAAACCTAAACCAACTAAACTAGCAATACTTAATTGAGTTGTTGTTGTTGCACCTAACGCTGTCTGTGAAGATAGACCGGATAGACCTACGACAACACTATCTACTGACACACCTCCTAAAGCCGTTTGTGCAGATAATGCTGGTAGAATTTGTACAGGGTTAGATGAAATAGTTACAGCACCTAAATCTGCATCAAGATCTAATCCTGTTAACGCAGCGATAGTTGCTTGAGTTGTTGTTGCTGTTCCTAAAGCTGTCTGTGCAGATAAACCTGTTAATCCTACTGAGTGGTCATCTGTTGATACAAGTCCTAAAGATGATTGTAAACTAATACCTGTTAAAGTAAGTGATAAATCAGATTTAGCAGTTGCTGTTCCTAAAGCTGTTTGTGCAGATAAACCAGTTAAACCCATTACATCCGCAACAGGTAATTGATATATGCCACCCCAACCTTCATTATCAGAACCAAATACTTGATTACCCCAACCCATACTAGGAAGTGAAGCTGTTGCTGTTAATCCTGTAAGAGGAACGTTAATACCATCTA